GTTCGTATGATGGTAGTTCAAATTTAAACATAATTTTTCCTTGTTGTTTGTTTAGTAATCTTTTTTATTATTCAATCCTTTAAAGTGTTCTATGAAATCATCTAATATATTTTCATATCTCCACGCTAACCAAGCTCCTACGATAAAACTTAATGTCATTAATAATATTGTCATGTTATTTTTTTGTTAGTTGTTTAAGTTTTTCTTTTAGCTTCGTTACTTTCTCAGCACACTTGCAGGTAACTTCTTTTCCGCAGGTACATGGTTTGCATTTACAGTCTTTGTTTTTCATACTGTTGCTCCATTAATGTTAAAATTATATTTTTTTGGTAATTCTTTTTGTTTTACTTGTTCAACTGGAAATCCACTTAAACCCCAAACATCTTCTCTGTCTGGTCTATGATGCTGACCCTCAACTCTAATTGGTAAATATCCAGTTAGCTTTTCTATAGCTAACGCAAAGAAAACTATATTATCTGAGTAAGAATTATCACAACTTGCTTGAAACAAATCTCCTTCTAAGAACATACAAGATGCTTGGCAGATATGTAATACTGGACACTTAGAGCAATTTTTTCTGTTCTGCCAAGTTGTTACAGTTTTTATTTTAATGTTTTCAAAATCATAAACACTACCTGAATTATGACTTTCTCCATTAGGAGCTGTTGCTACAGAAGAAATATTTTGACAAGTAATTGCTGTACCTTTTAAATCAACTGTAAGAACATTTGGATTATCTATTCCGCACTTTTGAGAAACTGAACTTTTATATTTTCCAGTTTTAATAGTATTAATAAAACCATCAATCCTAATAGGAAGAATATTAAATCTATCTGCTTTACCAGAAGAAATTTCTTCTAATGCTTTTGTTCTAAATTCTATTTGTTCTTTTTGAGTAGTTAATGAACTTGCTATTCCGCCAACGTCATAAGCATCAATAAATTCGCCTTGACCTATAACTAGATTTTCTCCAAAATATTTTAATAAAAATTCTTGTATATCTGCTCTACTTATATTGTCTTTATGTATCATGGCATTAATACTCATTCTGCCTTGTGGAGATAATCTATTCCACAATTTCATAATCATTTCTTTTTGCTTTGGATTATCTAATGGGTCTTTACCTCTAATATGATAACCAACACCATCGTGAGACATTCCTATTCCAAAACCAAGTCTGTCAATCCATTCAACTTTTTCGTCATCTAAAAGAGTTCCATTGGTAATCATACCAAATCTCATGTTAGGATATTTTTCTCTTATACCTTCTGCTAATGGTTTTAATGTTTTCCAATAAACCAAAGGTTCTCCACCCCAAAATTCTATTTTAGTTCCTTTGCCTAAACCATCTTCTCCACCATCATACCAACTTGAAAATCTTTCTAAAAATTGTGGTACTTCTTTTTTAGTAGTTTCATCTGCGTTTGGAACAAATCTTTGAGAGCAATAACCACAAGAGTAATTACAAGATAATCCTAAAGAAATTTTAAGATGTCTTATTGCTTTTGTTTTTGTTGCTGGATTATCTTTAGTCCAATTCCAACCAATTTTTTGGTCTTGTTTTACTTTCTGTTCTACAACTGGATTTCTATTTTCATCTAACAGAGAACTTGTTTCAGAATTATAATAAAATATTGTAGGTTCTGCTGTTAAGTAATAGTAGTTTGGCATACCTCTTTTTTGGCATACTAATTTAAATTCTGGCATTAATGTAAATCTCTTTTAAATTTAATATTAGCCACTACTTGAACTAACTCATTACTACCTTCGTATGGATTTTGATAATGGGGAATATAAGAACGATACATTATTAATAATCCTTCTTTAGGAAGAACTGGAAATTCTAAATAATTTTCGTTTTTAAAAGTAAAAGAACCAGCAGGTCTAGCAGGATTAACTAAAACAAACGAAGCATTACCAAAAGAATTTGTTTCTTTATCTTCGTTTTCTTTTGGAGCTTTAACATAATATTGAAATGTTAAATCGCCTTCTTCCGTATCTACATGAGTTTTAATAAATTGCCTGTCGTGGCTTACTATTTCATGTCCCTCAATATCAAATTCCAAACCACCAATGTCATAATAATTTTTAGTAGTATTAATTAATAATTCTTTTAATTGATTTACTGGTTCAAAATTATCAGCAAAGATATTATGAGATATTCTTTCGTAATGTTCTTTACCAAGACTTGTTTGTTTGTATTTATCTAAAAGATAAGGAAGTAATTGATTGTTTAAAGTGTCTCTGTTTTGATAATCAATAACTATATCAGACTGCCAAAGTTGTATTAATTTACTGTTACTTGACATTCGGAGATACCACTAAAGTTTTTAAAACCTGCTTTAACTTTAAATCTCTCCCCTTTTGGAACGTCTCTTAAACTAATAAAAGCTGTGCCATTTCCTTTTGCTACTTTTCTTGTTACTGGTAAAAATCCACCAGTAGTTTCAAAATAAACTTCTGCGTCTATATTTGCTGTAGTTCCATCTGCGTTTTTAACTGTAAATGGAAGTTCTAATACTTCGTTAGTATCTCCTGATATACTTGCATTATCAAAGTGTACTAAAGGAAGATTATCTGCTCTCGCAGCACTATGACCGCAATGATTAATTAACATTTCAGTACCAGTAGCACCTACTAATTCAAACCATGTTGGTTCATCTTTTTGAACATTAATACTTAACACCCAATCTTCAACTGGAGAATTTTTAAATGGAATAACTAAACATACTGCTGAATTATACGCATATAAATGAGCAAAATCTTGACCAGACAATTTTGCTGATTTACTGTTAGTAAACATATTAAAAATACCATTCTGACCTTCAAAAATATTATAACAAGAACAGTCTGTAAAATCTGTTCTTGCTTTTATATCATCAAATAATACTTCTGTTGTTGTTGTATATAAATTTTCAATTCCGTTGTTATGTGGCATTGTTTGTTCAACTATAAATCCACTTTGATTTACAGTAACTTTAATTGAGTGTGCCATTCTATCCACTACTGAATAAACTACTTTCATATTTTTATATTTTCCTTTTTGTTAATTATTTTAGCAACACTGACAGTTACAATTATAATATGTATAACCATTTATATTTGTAGCTGTACTTTTGCTTAAAGTTACACTTTCCACATAAGCTCTTGCATTACCAACTTTTGTACTAGTGTTAGAAACTGAACTTACAACATTTGATAAATCTACAGTTCCGTACTCAAGTGCAGTTCCACCAGCATTTACTTTTAAAACTTGTCCTGCTGTTCCCTTACCTAGTCTAACCCAAGCAGTTCCGTTCCAAACTATTATGTCTCCTGATGTTAAACCAACTAATGAAGTTATATCTGTTCCACCAACTGACATTACATTCCAGTAAGCAGTATTAACTCCTGTTGATGGAGCATTTCCTGTTGTGTTTAAAATACAAACGTAAGAACCACCTGCATAATAAACTACATCATCAACTACATAAGCTGTTGCTCCGCTATATGTTCCTTTCCATACAAATCTTAAACGACCTATATTTACTGTTGCCATATTTTTTTACTCCTTTTTATTTTTTATAAAGTTAATATTAAATCACCCTCAGATATGGAAAATGTATAACCACTTCCACTAAACACTACGTCTCTAAAATCTGCGTGATTGCTTTTAGAAATACTGTCTGCACCATTATTTGTTGTGGTTACTTGCAGACTTTCATTGTAACCATCTCCATCTGCATCAATAAAAGTAAATCCATATACTTCAGGAGAATATGCAGAAGCTGTTTCATATACTAAAGCTGTTCCTGCACCATTTACTTTTAAAACTTGTCCAGCAGTTCCTATTGTAGTTAAACCTGTACCACCTTTTGTTGTTGGTACTGTTGGCAAATCTGAAGATGTTAAAGATAATCTTGCACTTGGAACTGTTCCTGATGTTAAGTTAGAAGCAGATAAATTAGTTAAATCAACTGTTCCAAAACTTAAAGTACCAGCACCATCTGTTTTAATATATTGGTTAGCTGTTCCGTCTGAAGTTGGATAAGATATTCCGTCTAATACTACTTTTCCTGTTCCATGAGGTGTAATGTTAATATTTGCATTAGAAGTTGATACTATTGAATTTCCATTAACATCTAATGCACCACCTAACTGAGGTGTGCCATCTTGAACTATATCTGTTAAACCACCAGCAACGATAGCTTCCCAAGTAGTTCCATTATAATATTTAAGAGCATTTGCTGTTGTATTAAATACTAAATCTCCAGCATCTTTAGATGTAGTTGGGTCTGATGACGCAACTCTATATCTGTTTGTAAAATCGTTTACTGTTCCAATATTATTTCCAACTATATTTACGTTAGCAATGTTTGTACCAACTGTGTTTACGTTAGCAATATTATTTCCAACTATATCAACATTAGCTATAGCATTAGCTACAACTTCAATTTCTGAAGTGGCTTCATTTAAATCGTTTGCAGTAGTTATTACTTTAGCAATATCCGTTGCTATTGTAGAAATATTACCTGCATTAGAAGCAACTGTACTTATTGCACCTGATATTGCTGCAAGTGTTGTAATGTTTGAGTTAGCACCTGCAACTGTATTTATGTTTGCAGAATTCGCATTGACTGCATTTATATTTGTAGAATTACCTGCTACTGAATTAACATTAGCTATAGAACCACCAACTGAATTAACATTTCCAATGTTTGTAGCAACTGTTCCAATATTTGTATTTGCTGTAGCAACTGTTGTAATATTACCTTGTTCAACTGTTGTCGGTTTAATAGCAACCCAAGCTCCACTATCTCTAACAAACATTTGTGCAGATACTGAGTTCCAATATAAAGCACCATTGATAAGAGCGTTTCCGTCATTATCTAAACTTGGAGCAGAAGATTTAGAACCTAAATATCTGTCGTCAAAATCATCGTAAGAAGTTGCAGCACTTGCAGCCGAACTTGAAGCAGCTGAGGCTGATGAACTTGCAGCTGATGCACTTGAGCTTGCTGCTGATGCACTAGAACTTGCAGCTGAGGCTGAAGAGCTTGCTGCATTTTGAGAAGCTAAAGCAGCCGCAGCGCTTGTAGCACTTGCTGTTGCCGAACTAGCTGCTGATGCAGCATCAACGATTAAAGTATAATAAGAACTATTTGCATTTGAACTTAATGGCTGTGAACCAGAAGAAGTATGCGCTGTGTTAACATAATAAATATTATTATTAGAAGTATCTTTTACTAAATCTCTACCAGCATAAGAAGTTGCAGTTAACCAGTTACCTCTATAGGTACCAAGTTCTTGAGTAACGGCAATCTCTCCATTAGCATCAAAAGCTAAAATTTTATTTGCACGATCTGCAGCTCCAACTGTAAATTCAGTTGAAGTCATTGCATTAGTTCTTGAAAGTTTTATACAACGATCAACTTCTTCTTGAAGTTCTTGTGCTAAAATAATTCCTTTATCTAAACCTTCTTCGTGTGTTTCAGCTGGAAATGGGTCATTAGCAACATAATCAATACTTTGTGTTTGAGTTGTGTCTCTAATTAAAACTATAGTTTGTCCAGACGTTGGAATATTTCCAGCAGTAAAAGTTATACTTCCACCACCAGCTGAACCAACTCCAGTTAATGTATAATGAGTATTTAAAGTTTTTGTAGTCTCTGTTCCTGTAGAAGAACGAATAATAACTTTTAAATCTGAACTAGATAATATTTTAAAGTTATAATTAAATACTGTTGTAGCTCCATTTCCTGAATAGGAATTTTTTACAATAGTTGTAGATATTGTCATTTAGTAATTCTGTTAGTTAAATTTTAGGGAAAAATTTTATTGCAAATTAACTGGCGTTATTATGCTCAGTATAAACTTTGCTTTGCCAAATATTGTCAACATTGGCAAGCATAAAATTAATTAAAATCTTGGTAGAGTTTCCCCTGGCTCCCACCAATATTCTTGACCTCTTTTTTGGTATCTTTTGATTAAATCAGAGTTTTTCTCATCTATTTTATTATCAAACCATTTAGCAAGATTATCTAATATGCCTCTTTCATAGATATTTTTTGAATAAAATATATTTCCCCCAGGAGTATATCTTCTTAAAAAGTCTATTATATCTCCGCCAAAGTTAGTTTCTTTACCCTCTATAAGTCTTTTAATATTTTTTTTAGGAATATTATAAGTATCTTGCACTAATTGAACTACTGGACCTGCAAGTGTTTGAGCAAACCCGCCACCATATCTGTTGGCATCTGCTGCTATAAAATCTCCAAAAAAATAAAAGCCACCACCTGTTGCTGCAGCTCTACCCCAAAACTCTAAAGGATTTTCTGAAATATATTCTAAAGAAGTGCCTTTTCTACCTTTAGCTATATCTCTAACTTCATTTGCAAAAGCACCAAGTAAAGTTGTTGAAATAAAAAAATCAGACAAATAAGCAATTCTATTAAAGCCTGTTTGCTGCATACCTCTTTGAATATGAGTTAAAAATATTGTAAGTGGAAACTGTTTATACATTGCTCCAGATAAAACTAATTCTCCTATAAAAGTTCCTGGTTTTCCGTATCTTTGAATGAAGGCTGTGCCTTGCGCTGTTTGTGTAGGAATAGCAGAAACCATTTCTGTGTTAATCATATTTAAAAGTTTATAAGATAAACTTTCTGCATATTGATTTTGAATATCTGTTCTTACTCTAATGTCATCCGGTCTTAAAAAGGTTATACCTTGACCAGCAACTTTTGGCTCATCAATACCAGCATCATATAATTTTGTACTTCTAATAACATCCCAGTCTCCTTTAGAAATTCCATATCTAGTAAATGCTTCTTGTAATTTAGGATGTAATTTAGAAAATTCTTTTTTTGAGACATCAGCTAAGTGTCCCATAAATTCCATTCCAAATCCCCATTGACCAGATTGAGTTATATGAGAAAGACCTGTAACTCTTAAAACCCCATCAGCTATTCTTTTGCTTGCTTCCATCCCCTGCACTTCAAGCATAAATCTTGTTTGTTTGTGATTTAAACCAATCATTCCTTCGGCTAATAAACCTAAACGTATTGCTCTTCTTGCTCCAGTTTGATCTCCTCTAATTCCTTGTTGAATTAAATCTAAAGAAGTAACTAAAGACTTTGTAACTGGTAAACCATTAAAAGCATTTGTAATTCTTTGAGTATTAAAATCACTAGGGGTTAAAAGTGATGCAGCTCCTAACTGAGCCGCTTGTAAATTGTTTCTAATAGAAGCCATTGTTCTTGCAACAACAACGTTAGCTGGTTTGTTTAGCTCTCCTGAATAATAATTAACCATGTTTTCAGCTCTATCAATAAGTCTAGTTGCTCTCTCTTGTTCTAAAAAATCAAATCTTTGTTTTCTTACAAAGTTTCCATTTACTTTATTAGACTGATCTAATTGAGCTTGTTTCATTACAACTTGTTTTAAATACGCAAACATATTTTCTGGGTTTGGTCCAAATCTGTCAAACATAGCAATGTCTGTTGCCATAGAGTGAACGTGGTCCATTACAGTTGTTAGAGCATTTGTATCGCCAAACTCATCGGCGTAACTAAGCCAAGCATCAGCATTTTTAAAAATTAATGTTCTGTGATCTCCTCTTGTATTAGCAGCTGTTCTTCTGCCAAACTTTTCTCCTGGAGTTAATTTGTTCCACCCCTTTTGTGTAATGCTATCGTAAACTTCTTTTAATAAGGGTCTTATTGTTTCATCAGTAAATGCAAAACCTGTTTTATTATTAATCATTTTTGGAAGATTTAATTTTGGAATAATCTTCTCTACCCATTCATCAGAACTTATTTTCATGACTTTCATTGCATCATGAATTTGTGGAAAGTAATTTTCAATAACTCCTATTCTTCCACCTTTGGAATTAAATCTTGTTCTTTGTAATTCAAAAACTTTTGATATTGCTTCGCCAATTTTAGTAGCGTTTTTATTACTACTAAAGCCATCTATAACCGCTCTAATAATATCTGTGTTAGTTGCTTTTTGTTCGGCAGTTAAAAAACCACCTGGTAAATATTTTTGGCTTATTAGTAAATCTTCTAAATAACGTTGTGCTAAACCAACTTCATATTTAACTAAACTATCTATGCTTTTCATTCCTTTAGCATTAGCTTCTAAAGAGTTAAGCATAGCATTTAAAGCAGTTCCATAATCTGCTTCGCCATTTAAATTTCTATAAGTTTTTATATCAAATTCAGCTTGTTTCTTAGCAACTATAACAAGTCTGTTATAATATTTTTTAAATGCAGCTTCTTTTGTAAAGTCATCAAAAGCTTTAACTTTTGCTTTAATAGAAGCTTCTGTTTCATTTAAACCAGAATCCATAAACTGTCTTTTTAAATTTTCAAAAAGATCAATCTGTTCATCATGTTGCTTTTGAGTAATTAATTTATCATCTAAAGCAGTAGATAAACACTCTGTGTAGTTACCTTTTGTCATATACAATTTTTAAGGGTTTCAATAAATTTAACGTCGTCAAATTCATCTTGTAATAAATCTTTAACTCGCACTTCTTTTCCATCTGGAGAAAAAGATATAACTTCTTCTTTATCCGTTATCTTAACAATATTTTCTGGAGTAGGTAATTCTTGAGCTTGAGTTGTTATTTCTTCTTGAAGAGCTTTGCCATTTTTTGCTCCGTTTCCTTGAGTAGTAGAAGCTCCATCTTGTCCGCTGCTTCTAATCCCTCGTTCAATATCTTGTTCTGTTCCTGATAAGTATATTGTTTTGTCGTTGGCGATACTAATTTCTGCTTTGGCATTTGCTTGTTCATTTGTAACCTTAATATAATTATTCTTAATGTTGTTGTCAACTTGTTGAGTTAAAATATCTTCTTCAACTAATCTTCCTGTTTCAAAAGTTCTTTTAAAATTTCTTAATTTAGCCACATTTAAATCTGCATCTAATCTAATTACAACAGTTTGATAATTTGCTTTCTTTGCAGAATTAAGCAATTTATTTAATGGTTCTAAATTTCTTCCTAATGTTGGTAAAATTATATTATCTCCATTAGTCAAAGATTTTTCAAAAATTCTATTAAATATAACTTTAGCTTCTGTGTGTACAGCAGCTGCTCCTATGCCATTATTATATTCTGGTATTACTTCTCTATAGAAGTCTGTATCAACAATTGTTCCATTAATTTTTTGTTTATACTGAGAAGATAATCTTGATTTTCCTGAAGCTGGTAAACCTGTAATAATAACTGCAATACGATCTTTACTTTTTGAGCCTGTACCATAAATAGCATTAATCACATTATCAATACCTTTGTAATCTTTGCCATTAAACTTATAATTTTTGTTATTTAAATATTCATCTGTAAATTTTCCATTTACAATATTTGGCTCAACATCAGTTTTATTTTTAACAAAATAATCAACACGCTCATTTATTGCTTTTTGTACTTCAGGAGTATTTCTTATATCTAAAACGTCTTGCTCAGTTACTTTTCCAACATTAACAAGTTCGTCTATCTTATTAACTATTGTTTTTTGTTCTGGTGTTAAATCTAATTTTTTACGTTCTATTGCATCTATTGCAGCATTGTCTACAGCATTAACAGTTTCATCTGTTTTAACAGGAGTAGTTCCAGCATCTCCAAAAATTTGATCGTCTAGTTTCTTATTAGCGTCTGTTACAACTTTTATATTATTTTCTACGTCTGCAAATTTAGGGTCTATGACTTGTTCAGACTTTTCAGGTAACCTAGGTGTCTCATCTTTAAATTGAGTAAAGTCATTTCCTCTGCTAATTTTCCCGCCTTCAAAATCTCCTCTTGAAAGAGCGCTTCTTGTTGCAGCGACTGCGTCAAGTCTTGCTCCGACTGGGTCTGTTCTGAATTTGAGAGCTGCTGCGTTGAGTTCGTCTGCATATTGTCCAACTCTATTTCCGACTGTGTTAATAAATTCTGTGATTTTTTCATTGTCTATTGCTGCTTTTAAGTTTTGAGACTGATCTAATATATTACCAGCCGCTGTTAGTTCTTTATCATTTTTTATTGCGCTTTCAAATCCTAATTTTAATCTTTTAGCGTTTTGAGAAACGTATTGTATTAATTTTGCCTTTTCAATAATTGCATAATCTTTAATAAACTGTGTACCAAATAAATCAGTTTGTTCTGTAACTCTTAATTGCATACCCTTAATAGATGCAATGGTACTATCCATCTCTGCTAGTGTAGCAAATTTTCTATTTCTTAATTGGGATAAAACTCTAAGCTGAGTATCTTTATCAAAAGCTTCTCCAACTCTTGCGGCTAAATCCTCGTTAACATTCTTGTCTCTAAAAAAAATCCACGCATCATTAGAAAGTTTTACTTGTCCAACTGCATTTCTTGCCATTCTTTGTTTCATAGGAAAACTTCGTTGTAAAGTTTCCATATTAACCCAAGGAAGAGTTCGCATAACTTTAGCAGCATCAAAAGAAGTTCCTGTTCCATTTATAATATTAGCAGCAACTCCTTTAAACATTGCTAGTTCTTTTGTTATTCCGTCTGTCTCTTTTATAATTCTAGTAAGTAAATTTATATCTTTTCCTTGACTAGATAATCTTTTAGATAAGCCAAGTCTTTGGTGTCCATCAATGACAAAATATTTACCTGCTTTATCTTCATAAACCATTAAAGAACCTGCAGCGTAATCGTCCCACTCTTTAACGTCTCTTAGTTTTGACGATACTCCAGAAGCATCTACTTCTCCTTTGTATTGAAAAGCTTTGGCATCAAAATTTATTTGACTTGGTTTTAATAGTTTTATTGTGGAGCTATTAAATACTTGTTCTTGAAATTTTACTGGCGATACAGGATTAACACTTGTTTCAGGTATATTAAGTGGAGCATCATTTAGTATAGAATTTAAAGCAGCATTTGTTCTTGTTTCATGTTCACGAACTCCTGCTGGAGTATCAACTAAAGTATTGTCATCAACATTAAATCTTGCGGAATTTGACAATGTATCTGCTTCATAAGATTTAAAATTTGGAAATTTGTCAGTTATATATTTATAAACTTCATCTAATTTACCAGACTCTAATCTTTGTAATCTTGCTCCTAAATAATCTAATCCTTCTTTACTAATTTCATAAGCTTTAGGAATTTTAGTAATACCTTTTGTAATTCCAACGCCAGCTCCATAAATTACGGGTCCTAATATAGCTCCTGAAGCAGCTCCGACACCCGTTGATATAGCAACATCTTTTACAGCGTTTGCAAACCCAGGTTCTTTTAATCCTAATTCTTGTTGATATTTTATTGTTAGCGCTTCAAGACCGCCATTTTGTGTTGCTCCAATTATGGCTTCATATTTTGCTATTTTTCCTGCGGCTTGTAAAAAGGAAAGTCCAGCAACAGAGTATGGAGCAAACATTAATGGAAGTAGTGGTGCAGTAGCTGGGTCTCCAACTGTTACTCTAGCAGCTAAAGCTCCAAAATAACCCATTGCTCCCCATTTATTAGTTTTTCGGTAATACTCATCTGCGTTATTCCAAGACTGTTGAACATCAATCTTAATGGTATTTAATAATGCTTCTCTAGTATCTAATCCTTTTTGTTTAAGTTCATCTGCAAATTGTGGGTTTTGAAATTTATATTCATCTAATTGTTTATGAAATTCTGTAATCTTTTGTTCTTTAGTATGCGTTCCTGGAAAACTATTTTCATCCACATTATAATTTGTTTCATCTAAAGATACAGGCTCAGCAATTAAATGAGGATTTAATAAATCTAAATTATATTTTTTTGCAATTTCTTTTATATTTCCGTATTGCTCTGTTTCATTCCAATATTCAGAAGCTACAGACATTGACTTACCTGAAGCAACCCACGCAGCTTTAAAAACTTCTCCAGCTCCAGGTACACTCTCAGCTAATTTAGTGTAGTCATTAACTGTAGCTACAGCTGCATCTTCATCATGGTAAAATGACATTATTTACCCCCGCGAATTTCTGATTGAATTTTATTAAGATCTATAATTAAATATTGTTGACTCCCTACTTTTGCACTATCAAATCTATTTGATAATAAATAACCAGGGTTTGATGTCTCTGAAGGATGACCATTTTTTGCAACTATATATTTTCCATAACCAATATTTACAAAAGTTGGAGTTCCATTGCTAAAAATTTTAGCCGGCTTCATGTCTGAAGTAATTGCTAAATCTCCACCTGTAGCTTTGTTTAATAAAGATGGGTCTGATTTTAACCTTTCAACAGTTTTTGAAAAATCTCCATTCTTCATCCACGCTGGAATAACTTGAGGGTTATTTCCTAAAGAAGTATCAATGCCACCATTTTTTCCATTTTTGCCTACGGCATCTTCAAAGGCTGCTTTAAAATCGCTAGGATTAAAAATGCTTGTATCTGATCTTTTGTCATATTTTCTTGAAACATATATTGCTTTAGCAGCCTCTATGGAGCTATTGTAAGTATCTGGGTTTGTATAAAAAAGTTTATTATTATTTCTTTTCCAAGATTGGAAGGCATCGTCTGTGTCTTTAAATATTTCAACTGTTTTATCTTTAATTAATTTATTCCCTTTTAAAAGATCATCTGCAGCTTTTTCATTATTACTAACTAGAAGCAATCCACCAAGATGACCTAAGATTTTATTGTCTTTAGATATTTCTTTAAATGCTTCATCAGCTTTATTTCCAAAACCTGCAACTAAAGTTGCAGTTACATTTTTAACTAAAATTGGATTTGTAGTATTATTTAACCAATCAGTTAAAGCTGTTTTTTCTTGTTGTGTAAAATACTGAGGTTTGACTCCATACCATTGAGCAACCGACTGAGCTTGTGCAGTTCTATTTCTAACTTGTGCAGCAAAGATAGCTTGGTTTTCTGTATCGCCAGGATTTGCTAAAAACGTTGCAGTATTAAGTGAGGGTATGTTGTGAATACCAATTTTATTAGCTGTAGTTAAAGAATCTTTTTCTAAATCAGTATTTAATTTATTTAAATAATCTTGAGCAAATTTTACTTTTTTATATAAGGCTGGGTCTGCACCTTGTGCTACAGAAATAATATTTCCTTTATCATCTTTAGTAACACTTTGTTGTGCTTGTAAAATCTTTTGACCCTCGTCTAAAAATTTATTTAAATCTTCTCTAGGTTTATTTTTAAACTCTGTAAGAAAAGCAGTCTTATCTTTAATTTCGTTTATCTTAGTTAATAAAGTAGCGTCTTTAGTCTTAACTGCTGTTTCCTCAGCTTTTTTTAAAGCTTCTCTATTGGGTATAATATAATTGTCCGCTTCATTACCAAGTGTAGAAACTGTTTGCTCGTTTTGAGCTTTAACAATTGCCATCTGAGTTTTGTTATAAGCATTAATTTGTTCGTATTTATCTACTCCTAAATATTTGCTATTCTTTGCAAACTCTAAACCAGAACCAAATTCTTTATCTTCCATTCTTTTGGCAGTATAAAAATCTCTATCAGTATAATAACCATCAAGTACCTTTTGAGTATTTTTGCCAAATATGTTTTTAAATTCATCTGAATTAACTCTAGCTTCAAAAGTAGAAGTAGCCATATCTACTTCTTCTTGAGTTTCTCCATAAACAACTTTCTTGTTTAAATTTTCTAAATATTTTTTTTCTGTCTCTTGTGTATTAGAAATAAAATTTCTTGTAGCAAGAATACCTACGTGGTTTAAATCTTCTATTTTTTGTTTATCTAAATAGTTATTTAATTTATCCTTTGTAAAAGAATATTTATAATCTCCACCAACGCTATTTTTTAATAATTCAAACTGCTCATTATAGAATTTTTTTGCCTCAGTTGGCTCAGCATACAAAGAAGCTTCTTCTCGTATTTCAGTTAATCCTTTAACGCCTTTTTCTTTATCTCCTACTAAATATTTTTCTCTTTCTTGTAGAGCTTCGTTTTCTGATTTTCTTTTTTCAATATCTACATAAGTATTAAATGCAGCATCTCCAAACCTGCTAACTGATTTACCAATTGTTTGAGCTGTCTCTTGGTCAATTCTCATTCCAGGAGTAGAAGCTACTTCTGAAATTTGTTCAGTTGGTCTTATTTGTGATTGATATATTTTAATAGCCATGAATTATCCTTTTGCTTTTTGCCAAGAGTTGTAATTTCCAAGCAAACTACTAGCAGCATTAAAATAACTTGCTGTTTGTGCTACTTGACCTTTGTATCTTTGAATTGCAGCTTCTGCTCTTGCGTTTGTTGCTTCATTGTATTTTCTGTCTTTTGCGTTTTGAGCATTAAACTTCATCATGGTTCTATCGCGTTCCATGTTAATCTCATTCTCTAATACAATTTCGTAAGCTGAACCAGAGCCTACATCAACGCCTCTTGCTGCTGTGCTAGCTCTTGCAGCGCCTGTTGCTGCTTCTGCTGAATCGTTAAATCTAGGTAAATCAAATTGCTCATAAACTTTCCAAGCCTGATCGCCTTCTTGTTCTTTTAATTTTGCATCACGCTCTAATAACTGTGCATTACGTTCTGCTGCTTGTCGTGCTGCTTGACCGCCTAATAAATCTCCTACAAAACTCATTTCATTATCCTCGCATATCTAATGTAATCAGAACCATCGGGACCATAATGTTTCATTAATCCCTCTTTTTCTAATCCTAAAAATTGTGCAAATTTATGACCCAGTTCAAAATCTGCTTTAACTGCTGTTTGCAATCTTTTAATTTTATTTTCTTTTACTAATACGTCTGTTCTTTTTTTAAAAATTTTAGCCATTGTTAATTTGTAATTCCAAATTTCACTTGTTGCTAAAACCCATCCTTCAGCAACATTATCCCAAAGAACAAATATTCCGCCTGCCGCAATTGGCTTGCCATTTACAATTGCTGTAAAGGAAGCATTTTCATATTCTAAATACATTGCGTATTTTTTATGTTGTGGCGCTAACTCTAATTTTTTATCGTTTAACTCTTGTGATAAAATGTATTCAGCATGAGCTGATTTAAAAGGAATAATATTAATCATTCCACGTTTCTAATCTTGGATAAATTGCAAGAATAGTCATTGGCAAAGGCTGTTCTTGTTTAACCATTACAAATCCATCAGAACCATAATCAGCAGGAAATTCTAATTCTTTATCTCCTGTAAATAATGGAACTGGACTACTCATTGGAGCGGAACTATCTCTAAATGGTATTTCATCTAATGTATTGGCGTTTGGACCAATCTTAGCTCCTACTGTTTCGTAAAATCTTACAGTAACGTCAAAAATTCTTTTTGTTTTAGTTTGATCTGTTCCCTTATATCCTTCATCCAATCTCATTGTTTGAAGTGTTGAAACATAATTTAAACCAACTTTTGCAGTTGTAGCTTCTCTCTCTAATGAAATAGAACCACCTGTTACAGTTCTTGTTGGATGAGTTGCTCCATTTACAATTAATGAAACAGTTTGACCTTCTAAATGATTTAAACCTGTTAATGTACTTGTTGCTGCACCTGAATAAGAAAGACCGCTATCAAGAAAATGAAACTGCGTTAAGCTACTATTAAAATCGTAATCAGTTAAATATTCTATATATCTTTTTGTAGTTCCGTTAATTGTACGTTTAATAATTAACCAAACTTCATCTTCTCCTGCTACTCCATCAATTACTGAAACACTTTCACAAACTGCATTACCACCATTAAATGAACCACCAAATATTTGTCTATGCCAAGCAACAACGTCTTGAGTTCTGTTGTAAGTCATTCCAACTAAAACTCCGTCTGTTCTTACGCACCAAACAATGCTGAAAGGTTCTTGTTGGTAATCCATAGCAACAATGCCGCTATTAGTAATATGCTCAGATAAAATACATAAGTCCGGCGCTAAATAACCATCAGAATCAAAGTTATATGCAAGCTCTCTAATTTTTCTTTTTGCTCTTTGTAAAAATAAAGTTTGGTTACCAATTGATAGAGCATCAACATAAGCAGCTCCATAATTTGATTGTTTACGAATATTTAAATTTGTTGGAGTTACTGCATCTTGGGTAGCTCCAGAAGTTACTGTAAATTCTCCACCTGTTGTAGTTACAATTAATGTTCGTGTTGCTTTTAAAGAAGTAATTGCATTAACTTGGTTTGATGCAATTGTATAAGTCATTGCGTCATCATCATCAGTTCCACTTTCAAAATTTTCATAATCTCCAGATTTGGAAAACCAAAGTGTTTGAGGAAATAAAGTTGAACCGCCAAATACTAAACGTTGTTCAAAAAATGAAACTGTAGATGGATAACCATTTACACTTGTAAAATATCCTAAAGACCAAGCAGTTGTTGCTGTAGTTGCTGTAAGATCAACAGTTGTTGTGGCAGTTACAGTTGTTGTATTTGTAAAGTTTGTAATTTTTGCATGACCGCTATTTAACTTAATTAGTCTATCAACATCTGTGCTTGCAAATATAGCTGCGCTTGAAGTTAATGTTATACTGCCAGTTGTTCCAGAGGCTGTAATTGTAGTCGTTGTTAAATTTTCAGCCATGTAGGGACCTTTAGTGAAATTAACATTTGTTAAAGTCCAGGCTGTATGACCGGTTCTTGATAATTTTTTTACAGGATAATTTTTATGACAAACGTACATAACGTCTGCTGATTGAGCAAATTTAATATCAAATAATTCTGCTTCTAAATATGGAGTTGCAATTTCGTATGCAGAACCGCCAGATTGAATTTGACCCTTATCTTTATAAAAACGAATATACTGATTGCCAAATTCTAAAATGTAAGTTTGTGTTGTAGAAAAAGCAAAAGGTATTAATCTAGTTTTTTTTGTACTGTCTTTTACTTCTTTAACAAAATATGTTCCTGGTCGTCTAGTTACTGGACCATGAGGCTGAACAACAAAATTTTCAATAATTGTTCCTGCGGAATAATATTTTTGAAAGTCTGTTCTGCCTTCCATGCGTGGAGATAATTCTCCAGCAGTAAAGCTAGGAACAGCTAATAATGCTTTAGCCATTTAAAACCTACTGTTTAAGTAATCTTCTGCAAGAATTTGATCTACGTTTCCTAGTGTAGGGTCTGTATTATAACCTTCGCTAGCATCTGCGTGCCTTGCATCTTTTAATTTAAGTAAATAACGTTCTTCCATCTGACGAGAAATTGAGGCGTTAGCTGTAACTGCATAAGCAATATCAGCAGCTAAAGCTGAACCAATAACTTCTCTTAATAAAACATCCATTTCATTTGGGTCGGAGATTGCTGAAATATAAATTAAACTAATTTCAGAATCGTTAGATAAAATTTTTCTTCCTTCTATTTTGTAATCGCTGTCATAATTTTCAATTGCTAAAACTCTTAAACAGTCTGAAGGTAAAGTGTATTGATAAACAAATCCCCATGCTGGAGTATCTGTGTCTTGAGCTAAGATTTGTCTTTTAGTTGCGCAATTCCATGGATGAGATCTTAATACAGCGTCTTTTACTGTATCATATCTTGAATTACAAATTCTTCCGTTTTTAGAATTTTCAGTTAAAGCTAAAATTGTACTAGCTCCTAATTGATTTAAAGCTGAGTTACAAATTTCTACTATTGATGCCATTAGTTATTTCTCCGGTTTATAAATATATTTTCTTTTTAAAGTTCTTGGTTTTAAGTTTTCAAAAATTTCTGCTTCAGTCATTTCTAGTTTTTTATCAAAACCATGATGAGCGTTTTGTGTATGTTTAAATCTGTCTACTAATATGTATCTGTAAATATAATCTCCTTTTTGAAAATGTATTACAGACTCAATTTTTTTTATTGTTTTCATTTTAAAAGATGGGGGATTGCTCCCCCACCCCTAAAGAATTAACGAATGATTATTCGTCGCAAGGTATTTCAACTACCTTTTTTTCTTCCATTCTTGTAGCTCCGATTGCCATAGAGTAGTAAACTTGAGTAGCATACGATTTGTCTGCTCTCTCATCTATTCTCGCTGTAACATCTTTACCGATTGCTAATTTAATAGCATCAGCAGTAAAAGCGTACACAAGTCTGTCATCAGTATTAGCTAATGCTAATCTGTTAGAAACTAAGAATTTAAATCCTAAGAAAGAATCTAAAGTACCAGTTGCTAAAGCTCTAACTGTGTTGAAGTCGCTTGAAGTTACTTCTGTAGTCGCTAACAAATCTTGAATCTGTTTTGGACTAACTACAATGTATCTAGGTGTTGATGGGTCAACATCGTTGCTATCTAAGATAAACTTAGCTGATCTTAATTTAGCAATTGTTAAACCAGAACCATCTGCTTGAGCAGAAGTAGATACTTTTTGAGTTGAAGGAAGTGCAACAGCTGTACCACCGGCAACGCCTGTGTCTGCTGAACCACCTAAAGCAGTAATGATAACATCGTCAATAGCTCTTCCCATTGCAGCAGCAGCAGCTTTTGCATAGGCAGAAGTTGGGTCAATTAACATTCTTACTTTATCTAGGTCATCTATAAGATCAGCCCATTCATAATCGGCTAAGCTAACTCGTCTACGCGAGTGAGGTGTGTCCAATTGTGGTGTTGATCCGTGTCGTGAGCTTCTTACTTGCGCTGTTACGCTACCGATTTGGTCAAAAAAAGCATTTTTACCTTTAATTGTTTCCACATCAACAGCTGAACGAAGTACGGAACCCATTTGTTGTGCTAACATAGTTACGTTGGCAGAATACTGCTCAACGAAAGCTGTAGTTATTTGAGTTGACATTTATTTGTCTCCATTAGTTGTTTGTTTATTTTTTGTGATATGCGGAACGATTATCCTGTAAGGGTCGCAATCCTTGATTTTACAACTCTCGTTGCTTTGTCTTTCCAAAGCGCCAATCGGGTCTTACGATTATCCGAATTTTATTCGCTTAATAAAGTTATTAAACTTTATCAAGTAAATTCTTTATTATGCTTTAGCCTTTATTTTATTAGGATGTAGCATCTCTCTTAATTGAAAAGCCTCTTGAACAGCAGCATCATGATTTGGATGATACTTATTATGATAAGCAGTTCCTGGAGCTGTTATTTCATTAAGTTGTTTTTGAATTTCATTTGGAGTCATATAGTTTGGTCCAGTATTAGACACTAACTTATCTTCTCCTAAAGACTCGGCTATTTTAGCAAACGCTTTAGCAATTGCTGGGTTATCTCCAAGTTTTGTTCCATCTTGTAAAATTAGATTTTGATAATCTGCACCAACGTATTCTTTAAATACTTTGCCAGCAGCTTCTAATTTTTGATTATATGCAGCACCCCATTCTTGTTTAAGGTTTTCTTCTGCACCTTTTCTACCAGTCATTGCTTTTGAATTAGCATCATTCATAGCGGCTGCAGATAAATCTGAATAGTATTTTAAAATACCTTCTGCCTGTCTAGGAAGTAATCCTAATTTATGAGCTGTAGATGAAAAGTTTTTAATACCTGTTTCATCTGACTTAATATTATCAGGAACATTTAATTTATATTCTTCGGCTGATTTTGGTCTACCAAGTTTTTCATATACTGCGTTCCAGTCATCTTCAGTTGCATGTTTATTTGGAACTGGAATTTTATCAGCGCCAATTAATTTTTGTGCATGAACATAACTTTTTGCTAAACCAGCAATATCTGTAATACTAGATAAAGATTTTTCTGATTTTAATTCTTCTGGTAAACTTGTTCTCCAGTCTACTGAAGTTGGTGTACTTGTCGCAGCATTAGTCGTAGGTACTTCAGACGCAGTCGTTTGCTGTTCCGTTTGCGTTGCCTGTATTTCACTACTCATTTATTTACTCCTTTGGTTGTTTTTTGAGTGTTGATTTAATGAAAAGAACAACACTACGTTGTCCCTCTCTAAATGCAGTTTCATGACTGTCGTTACTAAAAGAAGTCGTGAAAACATTGCATCTCTTTTCTAAATCTTCCAAAACTTTTTCGCCGTCTGGGGATTTGAAAACTCGTTGAAATATTTTTATATTGTCGTTTATTTCTTTATTCATTCATTAAAACTTTTGCAGCAGGAGCGGCTTGACCAGCGGCTTGAGCAACTTGTTGCATTTGTTGTAATTGCATCTGTTGTTGCTGTTCAGCTTGTCTTTGTTTTCTTATTGCTCCTACTTGCGACTTCGTTTTCAAAATTTTTGCAGGGAAACCTAAAACGTCTTTAATGTAAGTAACTACAGCGTCTGTATCTAAATAATCAAATACAGGAGCAACGTTTTGTAAACTTCCAAATATCTCAAAGCCTCTCATTAATGCTTGCAGCTCTCCAGTTTTTTGAGCTTTAGCTAATGGAGATACATATTCAATTTCAATATTTGTATTGCCTAACATTGCAGGCATTTCTGGAAATTTTTTATTTCTCATTAAAATATTAAAGCAACGAGTAATAAGTGGCTGTAATAACTCAGACTGTAATCTGCCAAGAACTGGACCAAGTATTCTCATTTTTTCTTCATTACGCTGCACCACTTCTGTTGCAGTCATTGTTTGACCTTGAGAAGTAATTAACTGATCTACAAAAAAGTTTTCTCTAACTTGTTTTCTTCTTTGTTCTTCCATTTGGTTACCAACTGGATTGTTAGCTCCAATGTTTAAAGGTTCAATTCTGTCTCTTGTTCCTGATCTATAATAATTTAAACCGCCTGGAACAGTTCTAATAGGCATTAAGAAACCATCATCTGGAACCATTAAAGGTGGGTCTATTTGTTTTTGAGCTGCACGAATAGAAGTCTTACACATTGTGTTTAACATTTTAACATCTGGCAATGCGTTCATTGCTGGACTTCTTCCGTAAATTTCGTTTGAAGATTTTAAATATCTTGGAACTGCATAAGGAAATTCTGCAAATCCTTTTTCAGATAATAATGCTCCTGAAGCTTCATGAACATAACAAGAAATAAATCTTTTAGATGAACCAGGTTCTGCGTATTCTGTATTAGGATAAACACTATGAATAATTGAAACATCATCTTGTGGAGAATTTTCAATTAATTTTTTTAATTCATTAGGAAGCTGTGCTTTAGGAAACATGCTTGTTATGTTTCTTGCTTTTAATTTAAATTTTCTAGTTAAGCTGTCAACAACTCCAGTTTCGCTTTCAGTAATAAATATTTCTGAAATATGAATATTTTTAAATCTTAAATCGTTTTCGTTATCTTCAGATATAAATAATGCTGCGGTACCAAAAGCAATTAGATCATGATATAATTCAAATATTTCTTGTTGAAAATTTGATCGGTTAAAAGCTTGATACATTGAGCTAGTACATTTTTCTAACCATTGTACTGCATCATCATCGCTATTAACTTCGTCATCTTTAAATTTTAAATAAAACCATGGCGATGAAGTTGAAGTTAACATTCCATGAAGTGATGCTGCTAACAATTCTAAAGAATGAGTTGCTGTACCATCAAAAATTAATTCGGTTCTCTTATCTCCCTGACTTCTTGATTTAGTAATATCTGCTTTTCTAGGAAGCATATAATCTGCAACTTCTTGCCAATGCGACTCCCAAGTTTGTCTTTGAGTTCTTAATGAACCATATCTATCTAAAATATCTTTTGCTTTTTTGTTTATTGGCATTTTAACTTCCTAGTAATGTTTTTTTAATTTCAGCCGTATCTGTTGCTCCAAGTGAGCCTGTAAGAATTGTTGAGCTTCTGCCTTGTTCGTTTGTAAGTCTCTTAGCATCTAAAGCGGAAGCAGCTGCGGCTTGCGATTGTGATACTTCTGCTTTTGTAGGCGTAACTATTGGTGCTGGCGCAGTAGTTGGTTTACTAAACGCTGACGTAACTGCTCTTATTGGCGCAGATATAACTCCACCCATATTATGCTCCTAACAAAGTTTTCTTCTCAGAATTTAAACCTTCATTGTCTAACCCCTGATAAGTAGTTAATATTGTACTTTCTCTTCCCATTCTGTTTCGTTCAATTGCATCCAGTTTTCTTTTTACTTCCGCTGCTTTTTCTTTATCATCATAAGCAGGCGGCTCAGCAGGAGCTATTGGTGGTGCCGGCATCGCTGGCATTTTTGGCATTAAGAAACCCATAATTTATCTTCCATGTATTGAATATTCCGAATCTGTTTTCGGGAATAATTTGTTTAAGTTTGTATTTGATGGCAACTCTTCAATTGCAATCGCTAAGTAACGAAAAGCATCACAAGCGTGTGAACTCCAATCATGAATTGGTTTCTCATGATACATTTTCATCTTCTCATTGTATCTTCTATGATAATGACGAAGTGCATCTATTAATGGTCTAGTAGTATCTAAACTAAAGTAACAACGCGGCAGTAACATTTTCGCGGCGTGTATTCCATCTTCAATAGGTAGCTTTGGTAAAATTTTAAAATTTACACCAAGTTGATATGCTACTTCCCTTCTTGTCTTACCTGTAGAAAATTCTGTAACCTCTATATCGTGTGGCGCATAATGTTTTCCGTAAACATAATCTTTTTTATTTAACAGACTAATGTAGTGCGGTAAGCCTTCACGATTGTTTTCGTAGTAATCTATAATTCTAATTGTATTGCCAAGCTTTTGAAAAAATATAATAGCGGTACTATCAGCATGACCCAAATCCCATGCGGTATCTACTGGGAGTGCTGGGTCATATTCAATCTTGGTTAATCTATTATTCTTTTCTGAATCTGCAATTAAGTTTCCATAAATAGAACCTTCTATATTTGCAATCCAATCACATTCAAATTCTTGCTTATACTTTGCCTCTCCCATTTGGTCTTTAGCAGCTTGCAATTCTTTTTCATCAATTAGTTTTGTTTCGCTAACTGGAGCTGTAAATGTTAACCACTCGGGGTCTTTTAAAGCGTATTGGTAAATATCGTAAAAAAAATTATTCATACCGGCAGGAGTACCGATAAAATAACAAAATCCTTTTCTGTCTGATAAAGCGGGTCTTATAATTTCATTCCATAACTTAGGAGCTATTTGAGCTGCCTCATCTATACAAACACCATCTAAAAATATTCCTCGTAAACTATCGGGGTTTTCCGAAGATAATAAAGTTATTCTTGAACCATTCGGTAGATCACATCTTAATTCCGTTTCGTTATATTTAACTCCAGGAATTGAAGCGGTAAATTGTTTAATATAATCCCAGGCTACGTTCTTAGCTTGCTTATAAGTTGGCGCTATATACGCAAATCTTGGGTTTGGCAGCGGGTGGTTTAGTGCAGATCTTATAAGATGATTTAAGATTGCAACTGTTTTACCAAATCTGCGGTGGCAATTTAGAACTGCAAATCTGTGCTTTTCTAATTTGTCATGCAACAATTCCTGTTGCGGTCTTGGGTTATAATCCAGCTCTATAGTAGTATTCTTTACCGGCTCTATATTAAACATTAGTTAAGGGTCTGTGGTAAATTAAATAAATCTTCTAGCGGGGTATAATTAACTCCAGCCTTCTTTAACATCTTAGCTGCAAAATCTAATGCGATCTGCCTCTCACTAAATCCATATACATGAATTACTATTGCGTTAGTCTCTTCGTCTATAAAGACCAGCGACTGTAATTTATCTTGAACTTCTATTATTTTGTCTTTCATAATGTCTGTGTGTATCTGTGTGGGTGGTAGTCCCAATATATATGTAGTAGAAGTTGCGCGTTGTTTTTTGGGTACACCCCCCAAAATTTTCTTAAAAACAGCCAGGCAAAATCAAAAAGGCAGCTCTAATTCATGCTCGTAGGTATGATACCTATAGGCATGCTAATAATAGCAACGTTTATTTAATGTATTGTGTGTTTGTTGTGTGTTTAAAGAAATTAAATGCAGCCGAAACCCATGACACGCGCGCGGAACTCTGTACGTTCAATGAATTACATGCAACTTTTCTAGTCTGTTCAGAAGGTAAACCAAATTCTTTTAACAAAGGCTCATGATAATATTCAGCGTATTTAAAACAATCTGGCATTTTTCTTTTTAGTAATCTTTTTCTTTTTGTCTTTGGTTTTCTTAGTTATAGCTTTTATAAACTTTTAGGTTCTCAATCTCTTGACCAAGCTGCTCTTCTAAATATTCTTGAACTTCTTGCTCAAACGTTTTGGTCTCTGGCTTTAAAGGCTCAAGATGCCTTCCAAAGCTTTTAGTATTGTTCTTGTCGTTATTCATAGCACCCCCAGGATTAAAATTAATGTTATGCCTGCAGTTAAAGTAAAGAAGAAAGCAAAGCCTTCTATAATTTTTTTAATCATGCTTTTTCCTTTAGTTGACTAAGTCTTGATGGAGTTAATTCGTACATAACAAAACCATCATCACTTGGTATTTTTTTGAAACCAATTTTTTCAAGTATTGGAATATCTATTATATTTTTCTTTACAGGTAATGATGAAAAAGTTTTTGTTTTTTTGTTTTTCATGCAGCTACTCCTTCCTGCTCATATTTTATTTTGCAATATTCTCTGTAAGCGTCGTAAGCTTTGGTTCCATATTTTGGCTCTGGAATGAAATCAACCCACGCTCCTGAACTGATTAATATTGAATTAGGATTTGTTGGCTCGTAAGAGTAAGCCTCATAACATCCACCAGTACAAGCTGAGCCTTGACTTGATGCTTGTTCAACTAATCCCTCAGGTGTTAACCAGATGTCTTTATAAAATTTATAATCAACCATTCCATCAAAACCTGCTCCGGAATATTGATTTATAAATCTTCTAATTTCTTTTTTTTCTTCTCCTGAGATAGTTTGCCATCCCGTTTGTAAATATATATCTACAGAAGAACCCCCAGAAAATTTGTCAGATGATTTTGCAAACGTATATTGAGGATAAAGTTTTTTGCATCCTTCAATAATTGCAGTTGCTAAATCAGCTGTTGTTATCCATACATACTTTTTAGTTTTTAAGTATTCTGGAAGATATTTGTTATAAATTTTACTCATTAAGCAGCTACTCCTTCCTGGATAACAATATCCATTTTTGGTCTCATATCTTTTTCGGGAGCATCAGCTATTTTAATGCTTTTGAAACTTGGTGCGTTGTCTAAAGTTGAGACAAACATAACA